AAGTATTATAATCTTTATAATACTTTAAAATTATTGAATGAAAAGGCAAGTGCAGAATTTTCCTCAGTAAAACTTGAAAGATATCAATATTACAGTGGAAAAGCTCCTGCTGAAGTTTATGTGGAAGAACCTTTTCCTTACAAAGTAAGAGATAAAGAATCTATGAAGCAATATCTGGATGCTGATACAAAAATTCAAGAGAAATTACTAAAAGTAAAATATTATGAAATAATGCTTTCTTTTTTAGAAGAAGTAATTAAATCAATTAATAACAGAACATTTCAAATTAAAAATGCCATTGACTGGCAGAGTTTTACAGCGGGGTACGGATGATGTCGAATTTAAAAATTCAAAAAAAGAATGAAGTTTTTTTAACTATAGAATCTGAACCTCATGTGTATTATGAACTTCAGGATCAATTTACATTTGATGTTCCGGGTGCAAAGTTCATGCCTCAATATAGAAGCAAATATTGGGATGGTAAAATCAGATTATTTAATGTTCAAACAAAAGAAATTTATGTTGGACTTTTAGATAAAGTTGTTTCATTTTGTAAGAATCATGAATATGAATATGAATTTGTAGATAATAAATTTTATGGACTTCCTTTTGAGCAGAATGAACGTATTTCAAAGGAGGGAGTAAAAGATTATATGCAATCTATATCTTCTCATGTTCCTAGAGAATATCAAATAGATGGTGTATATGAAGCATTAAAAAATAATAGAAAATTAATTGTATCTCCAACAGCATCTGGTAAATCTTTAATGATCTATGGTGTTGTTAGATATTTTGTAGAAAATAAAAAAGATGTTTTAATTGTCGTCCCAACTACATCTCTTGTAGAGCAGATGTATAAAGATTTTGAAGATTATGGTTGGGATATTGGATCATGCTGCCATAAGATATATGGAGGTCGTGAAAAGAATGAAGATGCTCAAGTAATTATTACTACGTGGCAATCGATTTATAAATTACCTAAAAAATATTTTGAAAGATTTGATGTTGTAGTTGGGGATGAAGCTCATCAATTTAAATCAAAGTCCCTAGTCAACATCATGACCAAGTTGCACAACGCAAAGTATAGATATGGGTTCACAGGAACTTTAGACGGCACACAGACGCATAAGTGGGTCTTAGAGGGGTTGTTTGGACCATCATACAAGATAATTAGAACTGATGAGTTGATTGAAAAAGGATATCTTGCAAAATTAGACATCAAAGTTTTGTTATTGAAACACTCCCCAAAATCATTCTCAAATTATGAAGAAGAAGTTCAAGAAATTATTTCAAATGAAAAAAGAAATAACTTTGTTAAAAATCTCACACTTGATCTAAAAGGAAACACTCTTGTTTTATACACAAGAGTTGAATCTCATGGAAAAATTTTATATGATTTAATAAATAGTCAATGTAATGATGATAGAAAAATCTTCTTCATACACGGTGGTGTTGAAACTGAAGAAAGAGAAGAAGTTCGTTCCATTATTGAATCTGAAACCAATTCTATTATTATTGCATCTTACGGAACATTTAGTACAGGAATTAATATTAAAAATCTACATAATGTGATTTTTGCTAGTCCAAGTAAATCCAGAATTCGTAATCTTCAATCAATTGGAAGAGTTCTTAGAAAGTCAAAGCAAAAATCTTCAGCAACTTTATATGATATCGCAGATGATTTTACTTGTAAATCACGTAAAAATTATACTTTGAATCATTTAGTAGAAAGAATTAAAATTTATGTTGATGAAAATTTTAATTATGAAATTGTACAGATAAAAATCTAAAGGAGGTTTTATGTTTGACTCTGAAGAAGAAAGTCTTTGTTTAGTTAAACTTGTATCCGGAGAAGAAATTGTTGCGATGACAAGTAGTATTGAAGACGATGATATTAAATTAGTCATGTTAAATCATCCTTGTAAAATTTCCACAGTTAGTAATTCAAAAGGACAAGGACTAAAGTTTGATCATTGGATGAAATTTACTGATGAATTTGTATTTACAATTAACTTTGATAAGATAATTGTTATGAATAAAATTTATAATACACAACTTAGATTCTTATATAAGAAATTCGTAGACAAATATGGATCTCAAGAATTGCTTAGAGGAGAATATGGAGAAAATAGAATTAAAATGAATAAGAGTCTTGGTCTTATAGGAAAAGTAGATGATATGAGATCCAGGCTAGAATCTCTCTTTGATTCCAGATCTATATGCTCTAATTAACTTAAACTCTTACAGAGTTATTTATTATTTTCCAAACTCCACAGAGTCATCATAGTTACTTTCGGTACATTTGTCAAGCTATTGACAAAAACAAAAAATAAAATTATAATTTAAATAAAATAAAGTTAATCATGAGTAAGAATAAAGAGCATTATGTAAATAATAAAGATTTTTTGAATGCTTTGATGGAGTACAAGCAAAAAGTCAAAGAGAATGAGGAACTTGGAAAACCAAAACCTCAGGTTTCAAGATATGTTGGTGAATGTTTTATTAAAATTGCCACACATCTTTCATACAAACCAAACTTTATTAATTACATGTTCCGTGAAGAAATGATTTCTGACGGAGTAGAAAATTGTATTCAATACGTGGATAATTTTGATCCTAAAAAATCTACAAATGCTTTTTCATATTTTACTCAAATCATTTATTATGCTTTTTTGAGAAGAATACAAAAGGAAAAAAGGCAACTTGATATAAAAACTAAAATCATGGAGAAATCTGGATATGACGCTGCTTTTGATATTGATAAGAGTGTTTTATCTGGATGTGATTCTGACTATAATCAGATAAAGGAAACAGTTTATACTAAGGTTAAAAATAAATGAATTTTGCCATTATTTCTGATACTCATTATGGTGTTAGAAAGGGATCTCAAATTTTTCATGATTACTTTGAAAAATTTTATTCTGAAGTTTTCTTTCCAACTTTAGATGAAAGAAATATCAAAACACTTGTCCATATGGGTGATGTTTTTGATAGTCGAAAGGGAGTTGATTTTTGGTCTTTAGATTGGGCGAAGAGAGTTGTCTTTGATCCTCTAAGAGAAAGAGGAATTACTTCTTATGTTTTAGTGGGAAATCATGATGCATACTATAAAAATACAAATGAAATAAATTCTGTCGAAACACTATTATGTGAATATGATAATGTAATTCCAGTATCACAGACCGAAGATTTTATTGTATGTGGTACAAAAATTTTATTTGTTCCTTGGATATGCTCTGATAATAAAGATGAAACTTTATCTTATATTGAAGGTACAAGTTCTGAGATTGCTATGGGACATTTAGATTTAAATGGATTTGAACCTTATCGAGGTCATATTCAAAAAGATGGAATGGATCCCGCACCATTTAAAAAATTTAAAAAAGTTTTTAGTGGTCACTTTCATACTAGAAGTAGTATTGGCAATATTCATTATATTGGAAATCCATATGAAATTTATTGGAATGATTTAGATGATATTCGTGGATTTTGCATATTCGATACAAAATCTTCTGAGGTTGAATATATTGATAATCCAAATTTAATGTTTAAACGGGTTGTTTATGAAGACACTGATATTAAATCATTTGATTTTGATGAATGTGAAAGTAAGATAGTTAAAGTTGTCGTCAACAAAAAAACTGATGCTAAAAAATTTGAACAATTTATTGATGAACTTTATAAAAGTGGAGTTCATGAATTAAAAATTGTTGAGATGATTGATGTATCTGATTTTGGTGATACTTATGAGGAAGATGACACATATGAAGATACACTAAGTATCTTAAATGAGTGTATTGATTCTTCTGAGAATGACATTGACAAATCTAAATTAAAAAATATTATACAGGACATATATAAAAACGCATTTGAGGTTTCTGCATGAGTTATATTCTTTGTCCAGAAAAAAACGTTGATGATGGAGAAGTTTATACCATAGATATTCACAATTTAAGTGTTCTAGTCATTTTTGATGATGAAGATGATGCAACTCGATATTCTGATGAATTGAGGGATAGGGGTAAAGAATTAGCAGTTATTGAAATCGATAAAGAATTGGCTATTGAAATGTGTGAAATGAACGGGTATAATTATACAATTGTTGAAACTAATGACCTTGTACTTCCTTTAGAGTAATGATTATTTTTGAAAAAATTCGATGGAAAAATTTTCTGTCTACTGGCAATCAATTTACAGAAGTTAATTTAAATGACTCTGCAACAACTTTAATAATTGGTACTAATGGTGCAGGAAAATCTACAATTCTTGATGCTTTATGCTTTTCATTATTCAATAAATCTTTTCGTAAGATAAACAAAAATCAATTAATTAATACTACAAATGAAAAGACCTGTGTTGTTGAAGTAGAGTTTTCTATTGGAGTAAAGAAATACAAAGTTGTTCGTGGTATGAAACCTGGAGTATTTGAGATATGGATTAATAATGAATTGCAAAATCAATTTTCAAGTTCAACTGATCAACAAAAATATTTGGAACAAAATGTATTAAAGTTAAATTATAAGTCATTTACACAAATTGTCATTTTGGGTTCTTCCAATTTTGTTCCCTTTATGCAATTAAATCCAGCTAGTCGCAGAGAAGTAATTGAAGATCTTTTGGACATTCGTATATTTTCTCAAATGAATGTGATTACAAAAGAACGTATTAAATCTTCTAAAGATCAAATATCTCAACTAAAAAGTGACTTTAAAAATATTGAAGATAAAATTTCTATGCAGAAGAGATTTATCAAAGAGTTAGAAGATCGTAGTCAAAATGATGTTCAAGAGAAGAATGATGAGATACAAAAACTCTTATTTCAAGAAAATGAGCTTACAAATACTAATGAAATACTTAATAAAGAAGTAAGTAAACTTCAAGAAAATATAAATTCTTTATCTGGATTTAAGGAAAAACTTGATGAGTATGCTGATTTTAAATCAAAAATTTCTCAAAAAGTTTCAATTGTTTGTAAGGAACATAAATTTTTCAATGAAAATACGGTTTGCCCAACATGTGAACAAAATATAGAAGAAGAGTTTAGATTAAATAAAATTGATGACTCACAAAATAAAGCACAAGAATTACGATCTGGTTTAGAGCAACTGGAAAAGGTAATTGAAAGTGAAAGAATAAGAGAGTCTAAATTCAAAAAAATATCGGGAGATATAGCAAATAATCTTAATGAAATTTCTAAAAACAATACTACCATTTCTGGGTTACAGAGACAAGTTAAACAACTTGACTTTGAAATTCAAAGAATTACCAGCAGAGACGAAACTGGAAATACTGAATATGAAAAGTTAAGTGAGTTAATTGAAGAGGGTAAAGAAGTTGCTCTAAACTTAGATGAAAAAATAAAGTATAAATCCAACTTAGAGATCATTCATTATCTTTTAAAAGATGATGGAGTCAAAACTAAAATTGTAAAGAAATATCTTCCCATTATTAATCAACAAATTAATAGATATCTTCAGTTGATGGATTTCTACATTAACTTTAAACTTGACCAAGAGTTTAATGAAACTGTTGAATCTCCCATTCATGAAGATTTTTCATATTCTTCTTTTAGTGAAGGTGAAAAGATGAGAATTGATTTAGCACTTTTGTTTACTTGGAGAGAAGTCGCTAAGTTAAAAAATTCATCTAGTACAAATTTATTAATTATGGATGAAGTTTTTGATTCATCTTTGGATGGATATGGAACAGATGAATTTATGAAAATTATTAAATATGTTGTACAGAAATCAAACATATTCGTAATCTCTCATAAGAATGAACTTTATGATAAGTTTGATAGTGTTTTAAAATTTGATAAGGTGAAGGGATTTAGTAGTATGGTCAAGACAGTTTAGAAAGTGTCCTAAGGGGTCTTGTATAGACCCCCTTTTCGTTTATAGTGGGTTCAAAGCAATGAATCGAGTATGTCCGTCAATTACGAAATCAAGTCACAACTAGCTAAGTTGCTTGCTACCGAAGACCTTATGGTGGAGCATAAGAAAGTTGAGACTGCATGTTTCAATGTGGATACCAGAGTTTTGACTCTTCCTATGTGGGACAAGGCATCCAATAATGTTTATGATCTTCTTGTAGCACATGAAGTTGGTCATGCATTGTTTACACCAAATATTGATTGGACGGAAAAAGTAAAGATCAATCCAATGTTTGTGAACATTGTTGAAGATGCAAGAATTGAAAAATTGATGAAACGTAAGTATGGAGGTTTGTCTAAAACTTTCTATCGTGGATATCAAGAATTGAATGATGATGATTTTTTCTCTGTAAAGGAAGAAGGTGTTGATAAATATGGTCTTGCTGATAAAGTAAATCTTTACTTTAAGATTGGTAATTTTGTTGATATTACTTTTAAAACTTTTGATGAAAGTAATATTGTAAAGATGATTGCTGATGCAGAAACTTTCGATGAAGTTTTGATTGCTGCTGAAGCTCTTTACAATTATTGTAAGAAAGAGAAAGAACAATCTAAAATTAAGAATCTTGATGATCATGAAAAGTCACAGGGTTCTGCATCCGGAGAAGTACAAGATACAGATCAAGTTCCAAGTCAAGATACAGATCAAGGATCGGATGAAGACACTGATCAAGGTGGTGGAGATATGACTCATGAAGAGATGTTAGATGAAGCACAGGAACGTGAATCTCAAAATGATTCTGATGAACCTGAAATTGAGACAATGAATTCTCTCGATCAAAAATTGAGAGATCTTAGTAATCTATCTGGTGAAGAAACACAATATATTGAAATACCTGATATTAATTTGGATAATTTTGTAATTGATAATAAAACGATTCATGATCAAATTGATCACTATTTCAATACCATTTCAACAGGAATGACTGAAGATGTTTTTGAAGGATCGGATACTGAATATAATCAATTCAAAAAACTTGCTCAAAAAGAAGTCAATTATCTTGTAAAAGAGTTTGAATGTAAAAAATCTGCAGATGCATATGCTAGATCTTTCACGTCTCGTACTGGTGTTCTTGATACTTCAAAACTTCATACTTATCGACACAATGAAGATCTATTTAAAAAAGTAAATATCGTTCCGGATGGTAAAAACCATGGATTGATCTTTATCATTGATTGGTCTGGGTCAATGTGTCATTACCTAAAAGATACGATAAAGCAACTTTATAATCTTGTTTGGTTCTGTCAAAAGGTCAAAATTCCTTTTGACGTATATGCTTTTACAAATTCATATAAGTGTATTGAATATAATGAGGATGGTACTAGTGTTCATCCTCAACCGCATTGTGTAAAGACGGAAGGAAAATTCTATATTCCTAATGAGTCGTGTGTAATTAATATTTTAACAAGTGGTAAGAAAAATAATGTTCTTGATAAACAAATGAAGAACATTTGGAGGAATATTCATGCGATGAATTCGTATTGTGGATATTCTATGTTCCATCGACTTTCACTTGGAGGTACACCTCTAAATGAAGCTTTGATCTCCCTTCATAAAATTATCCCACAGTTCAAAAATCGCAATAAAGTTCAAAAGGTTCAATGTGTTGTTTTGACTGATGGTGAAGGTAACTTTCTTGCTTACACAAAAAAAGTTAAAACTTATTTTGATGGTGTTGATGATATTCGTCCTTGGAGAATGTCTGCTAATTGTTTTATGAGAAATCGTAAGACGGGTCATACTTATCAAATTCCACTTGATTATATTGGACTTACGGATATGTTCTTGAAGGATCTTAGACAAACATTTAGTGATGTTAATTTTATTGGTATTCGTATTCTTTCTGGTAATGATCTATCGAGGCAACTTGGTCATTATTATGGACCTCTAACAACAGATAAAATGAAACTGATTTGGAAGAAGGAAAAGTCAGTGGTTATTCATGATTCTGGATATCATGCTTACTTTATGATTCAATCTAATTCTCTTCAAACGGATGATTCATTTGAAGTTTCTTCTGATGCAACTAAAACGCAGATTAAGAATGCTTTTCAAAAATCATTGAAATCTAAAAAAATGAACAAGAAAATTCTAAATGAATTTGTGGAGTTAGTAGCATGATAAATATTTTTATAGAATAGTATTTACTAAAATGTCTAGATTTGGAGATTTAATCGGTAGTAAACCAACGCCCGCACCAACACCCGCACCTACTCCAGAACCTGAGAGAGTTCTAACAGAGGTTCCTGTCGTTGAGGAGCCTCAAGCATTTTTAACTGAATATATTGCTCCGACTTTAGAGGAAATGTCTAAAGCTGAATTAGAAAATTATGGAAGAGAGTTGGGAGTTGAACTTGATAAAAGACACTCCAAGAGGAGAATGATTAGTGAAATTAGAGAGTTCGAATCCAATTCCTGAACTGTCTACTGAGGGGTCACAAGACCCCTTTTTCATTCTATAATGACTTCAGTTGAAACACACAACATCATGGCAATTTCTTCTGATTACATTCGAACTTCTCTGCAAGCACTTTACGGAAACAAAGTAAACACTTCAGATATTCGTGGTTGGTGTGATATGAATGGTGTAAGTTATCAAACTGTCACCAGCAAAATCAAATCTTACAAATCTGGTAGGTCTACTTGGAATCTTGAAGTAACTCCTGAGAAAGTAGAAGAAATCGAAAGGAATTATCAAGCACCTGCAGTTATTCCTGCTGCTGAGCAAAACCTTATTCCTGAAAAAGATGATACCTTCGTCAGCTTTGGTAACTTCACTGATATTAAAAAAATTGTTAAGTCCGGTCTATTTTATCCTACGTTCATTACGGGTCTTTCGGGTAACGGTAAGACGTTCTCCGTTGAGCAAGCGTGTGCTCAACTTGGTCGGGAACTAATTCGTGTAAACCTTACTATTGAAACTGATGAAGACGATCTTATTGGTGGCTTTCGCCTTGTGGATGGGGCAACTGTTTGGCATAACGGACCTGTCATTGAAGCACTCCAGAGAGGAGCTATCTTGCTACTCGATGAAATT